AAAACCAACACATATGCACATCCAAACCGTTAACTACACTAGAACATTTAATTTAGGCAATTATTCTTCTGAAAAAATTGGCGTTGAATTTGCTCTTAATGAAGGAGATTCAGCCGGCAAAGCGTTAGACGCTGCCAGGGAATTAGTAGAAGAATATCATAAGCAAAGCGTTATTAGATTAAAAGAACTAGGGTATTTTTATGATGAACAAATTTCTGAAGAAGTAATACCTACTCAATCAAAAAAATCATTAGTTGAAAAAACTAAAGACTTTATTAATTCATGTAAGACAAAAAATGAATTAAAAGCCTGGGAATTGATGAGTAAAAGCAATCCGGAGTTACTAGAACACTATAATAATAAACTTAAAACACTTTAACTATGCAATGGAATGACACACACATCAGAGCAAGCTCTGTAGGGTATTTAATGACTGAACCCGTAACAAAGGCTGATAAAGAAGCCGGATTGTTATCTAAAACAGCTCAAAAACATTTATTGGAGGTCTATATAGCTGAAAAATATGGCCGTAAAAAAGATATACAAACCAAGCAAATGAAAAAAGGTGTAGAGGTAGAGCAAGAATCAATTGATTTGCTTTCTATGTACCTAAAGATGCCATTTAATAAAAATGAACAAAGGTTTACTAATGATTTTATTTCTGGCTCACCAGATATTATTGATAACGAAAGGATAATTGACATTAAATCTAGCTATGATTTATGGACATTTATTGGCAATATACCAGATAAGTTAGATAGTTTATATTATTGGCAAATGCAGTCTTACATGTGGTTAACAGGAACAAAAAGTGCCGTTATTGCATACTGTTTAGTAAATACACCAGAGAATATTATTGAGCAAGAGAAGTATTATTTGCTTAAAAAAATGGATGTAGCTACAGAAGAAAACCCAGAATATGTAAAAGAAGCAATGAAGATTGAATTTAACATGTCATTTGATGATATTTCAATAAACGAAAGAATACTTATGTTTCACGTTAGTAGAAATGAAGATGATATATTACGCATCCAACAAAAAGTAGAAAAAGCAAGAGAATTTTTAAAAGAAATAGAAGAAACACATTTAAACTTTAATAAGTAATATGAATCCTGAAGTTAATAATGGTGCCAACATCATAAATGCTATTCAAAATTTAAAAATGGCCCAAGAGCAATTTGAAGATTTTTGTAGGCAATACCCTAACTCACAAGGCTCAAGGTTATTTAAAAAATATAGTGATAAAATAGGTTGGATATTTAGCGATTTAGTATCAAATCCATTTCTTACTGAAGAGGTTAGGACTGGTATTAAAAACGAAATAGCTAGTGATGTATTTGCAGTCCCTGCGATTGTAGAAAAGGTAGCATTATTAACTCCAGATCAAAGAGATTTAATTGAATCTACATTAGATGCATTAATAAACGGAGAAGAAGTTAAAATAGTTGACATAAACGAAATAAAACAATAAAAAATGGCAAAGAAAAAAACAGAAATACCAAAAGAAATACAAGTTTATACAGAAGGATGTGATTTCTGTATGCAATTTGATTATGATGAACCACATGTAGTAGGTGCAAGCCCTGATGGTGAAGGTGGATTGGAAATAGTACTAAAAGCATACCAAGATGCCGGCATTACTTTTGTGTGCCCAAATACAGGTAAAAAACTTAGATTATTTTCAAGGCCATTATCAGAGGCTGGTAAAAAAATATTAGAAGATCAGCCTAAAATTAAATAATGGGATTAATAATAATAATTAACAACATGACGGGTATAATAATAATAATAATTTTTGGAATAATATCAATACTAGGTGCAATTGATATTTATAAGCAAACAGGTAAGTAATATGCGTAAAGAATTTAAAGTAGAATGGGATTCGGAACTTCGTTTAATGAATGATTTAAAAAATACTTTATTATCTCATAATTTATTAATTATACGTTATTATTTTTTCTCATTACATTTAATGGTGAATCATTATAAGCAACTCTATTATTTAAATTAATAATAGCTTCATCGTCAAAATTTTCTTTCATTCTTATTAGCTGATTATCACTATTAATTCTTTTATCTTTTAAAGCTTTTTGCCATAGTTCTGGAGTAATGTTATCTCCATAGCTTTTAGTGTAGTTATATTTTTTCAATAAATACCTAACAGCATCTAAATCTGCTTTATTTTCAAAAACACTATAATTGTGTGATGTAAATCCTCTGGCAAATGGATTGCCAGTGTAGTTCATTAAAGACTGCGGAATCCCTTGATTGTATAAATTTATATTACGAGGTTCTGAGAGAAAAGCTTCATTATACTCTGGTTTGTTTATTACATCCAAAGATGGAGCACTTCTATTATTAATAGGATTATTAGGATCTTTAAAGTTTGCATAAATAGATGGTTTCTTTTTCTCACTTAAATCAACATTTGTTCCAAATGGAAATATATCTTTTGATTGATTTGAAGAACCACGTTTATTATAAAAATAATCATTTAATGAAGTTCCGCCAGTTACTCTATTAATACGACTTCCTGGAAGAGCAACAAAATTAGCAGACTTATTTTGTAAATCAAAGAATAATTTTTCTTTATGTGATATAGAAGTTGGTTTACCACTACTTATAAGGCTATTAAGTAATTTTTTTGATTTATAAACATCAAGTCCGTCTTCATTAAAAATTGGTTTATAATTTTTTTCCCCCATTTGGCCAGGTTCATCATATATGCTAGAAGTTACATGCCCTATTTCATGAGCCAATGCGCTTCCACTTAAATACTTAGGATTACTAGGCGTTCTCATTTTTATTATTGGATATGTACTAGTTGGCTCAGTGATTGCAAGTGCACTATCAGGTAAATCTGCATTATATTCTATTTTAGTGTTTTTTAATTGATCTATTCTACCTGCAATTAATTTATCAACTGTATTTTTTGGTTCGCCTAATTCAATTAATCTTTTTTTATATAAAGGACTAGCTATATAATCAATTTTCTCCTGTATTTGAGGATTTAATTTTTTAACTGGGTCTGTATTTTTCATACTACTTAAAGCCATGTTATAATATTAATCTTTGTTACCTATTCTTAAAGAAGAAGCATTATCTGGATGAAACATATTTTTTTCATTTGAAAGAGTTCTTCCATAATTTGATGCAGATTTACTAAGATCAAATTTTTCAGGATATAAATTTATCATCTTTTTTAGATATGATACCACCTCTGGCATGCGACCTTTGTTGAATGAATAAGGAACAAATTTACCTGTTTGCTTATCCATAACACCTAATTGTGTTTTTGTCCTGTCTCCTAAATAATCACTCCATCCTGTTCCTTCAAAATCAGATTCTTCATGTGGTAAATCATATGCCGAAAATACATCAAAATCATAATCTAAATTTTGAACTCCAGATTTAGGAATCATATTTCCTTTTTCATCTTTATCAAATTCTCCATTAGTAGATTTATATTTTAACACCGGCCCTTGAGTATATATCCCCCTTAATCTAGCTTGCTCAACAGCGTTTTGTAAATCTCCATAAGTTTCAAACTTTGCTCCTTTTGGATTAAAAATAGCATTTGGTTGATCACGAGCTGCTGTAAAAAATTCTCCTGCTCCTTTTCTTTTTAATATTGTAATTTTTGGAGGTGGTAATTTAAAATTTGGTGGTTTTTTTTCGCGTGGTATATATTCTTCTGGAGGTCTATTTGTAGCCATCATCATTTCAATAGTTCTAGCTCCAAGTATATCATCTGCGTATTTACCGGCTTTTGGTAAACCGTATTTTCTCTCCATTGCACTCAAAGATGCTCTGCCTTCTGGAGTTTTATTTAATAAGTTATATTGAGCTTCCTGAAAAGCTTTATTAGATGTTGTAGGTAAATTATATTTTTTTGCATAAGCTAATATATCATCTGCTGTTAAACCAGATTCAGAAAATGCATTGCCCAATCCTGTCGGAGTTTTTTGAGTTCCACCTGGATATAAAACTAATCCAGTACCAGGTACTTTAACGCCTTTTTCTGGATCGCCACCTTGGTTAAATCTTTGCATTACATCTATTGCCATGTTGTTGTATTTTGTGCTAATTTACAATTTTTTGTGAGTATTGGCAAATTTTTTAGCTGCTTCAACGCTACCAAATCCCCAAGCCTTTAATGCTAAAGCCTTACGAGTAGGTTCACCATTAGGTTTTTTCATAGCTCCCATCATGCCGGCAAACCTAGCTGCAAAAGAAACTCTACGAGGATTAGTGCCTTCTTTAATAGGTGCTTTTAAATTGCCACCAGTTTCAGAATTATATGACGCTCTACCTTTGGCATTTAAGCCACCTTCAGGATTTTTTCCTTCTTTACGTTGCCAAGCTTCTGATGCCATAATTATTTTTTCATTATTTTGGTTAATTTAGAAATAGGTTTTTTCCCATATTCTTTTTCAAATTGAGGATAATATTCTTGATAACGATTTTTTGCATTATCTTCCATTTTTTTATAATACATTTCAGCTTGATCAAGAGGCATTTTTTTATATTTTGTAAGCCAATCTATTGCATAATTTTTAATTTCTTCTTCCGGCATTTGATTTCTTTTTTCAATTTCTGAAAGAAGTTCTGGATTAAATTCTTTAGTTAATCTACTATCTGCAATATCATTTAAATAATTATCATTTACAATGCTAGTTAATAATGGACTCCCGGGAGCTACATAATTTGGCTTATTTGGATTAAATCTTTGATTATATACAGCTCCTTCTAAAAGTGGATCTATTTCTCTTTTTGCAAAATCTTTAGCGTCATTCCAAGCTAAATCTCTATTACCCTTATTTTTTAATAAGTAATATTTGTAAACATCAGCTAACATATTATTTCTATACTGATCCTTAGACTGTTCAGTTCCCTTTGGTATTAAACCTTTGGATTCATTTCTGTAACTATCAACATGAGGTTCAAAAAGAAATCGTGGTACATTAAACGGTGTATTTATTTTAGCGTCAAGTATGTTAAAATCATTAATATCATTTTCATTCAAATGCATATTATGTATAAAATCTATATCTTTTATAGACGATGGCATCTTAGTATTTTTTCTAATATCATCTTCTGTGTTGTGTGGCGTGACTGTTCTTCTTAATGTAAATGCCTCTTTCCCGGGATTCCAGCCATGCAATATTTCTCCTGTATTTTTATTTGTACTTTCATATTGTCCAGAAGCCCATGAACCAGGTCTTTTACTCGTAACGGTAACAGTCGGAAGTGTGTAATTTAATCTAGGATCTTGATTTAGATCTTGAGGTATCTGCTTCATTATATCTAGTGCCATGTTTATTTTTTTTCTCGTGCCTTAATTTTCTTTTCTTGTTTTAACATTTCTGAAGTAGGTTTTTTACCTGAACCAGCAGCCGCACGAATATTGTCCCATAAGCCACGAGGAGACATTGAACCATCTGCTCGCTTCATCATCTTTAATTTACTTTTCATTTTATAAGTTTAAGTTTTTTTAATTTTTCTATGATTTTATTAGCTTCTTCTTCTGCCATTGTTGTTATTTCTTCTGATTTTTTATTAGCATCCCACTTATATAAAATCATTGCCAAGTGTACCGTTTCGTGCATTATTGCTGTTTTTTGTTCATCAGCACTATATTTTTTAAAAGTACCCATGTTTAAAAAAACAAACGGTTTATAAGGACTTTTGGCTGTAAGTTTTTTATCTGCTGGATTATAATTCGTAAGCCCATAAATATACACCCCATTTCCCTTGGTTTTATCTACCTCCTCTGCTTGAGCATCCTTTAGATTTAACCCATGCATTTGTTTTACATCATAAAATTTAAAAATATCTGTAGCATCTTTACCAACAACCAATATGTATTTACCCATATCAAAATTGGTAATCGCGCGTTTCATCATTTTTAATTTCCCTTTCATACCGCTAAGATACGAATTATTTCCAATTCTCTGCCTTCCAAATAATCAAGTCTATTCCTTTTAAGCCCCCTGGAGGCGTTTTATGGTTTTCAACAGGTATTTCTACCACTTTAACATTATCTGCCAATTTTGAGGCTAATTCTACCGGAGAAACCACATTCCCATTAGGGTACTTCCTGTGGAAATATACTCTGCATTTGTCTGAGCAAAACTTTTTCTTAGATGTTTGGCTTTCCATTCTTTCATTGCAATAAATACAAAAGGGTGTTCTGTTTTTCATGTGTTACGATTTGTTACGATTAAGTGTTACGATTAAGTCATTTGTTACGATAAAGGTATATGTTTTGTTACGATTAGCCAAGTTTTGTTACAATTACACACAAACCAACACAACAGCACACCCAACCAACAAGCAAGGCAAAATGCAAGAGACCAAGACCAGGCCAGTAACCAAGCCCAACCCCATACCAACAGCGCAAACAAAGGAACACAAGAGCATAGCAAGGGCAACCAAAAAGCAAGGGGACACGGTGCAAGGCAGCGACAACCCCCAAAAAAAATTGGGGCTAACGCGCGCGCGGGGACGCTTCAGCATGTGTTGATGTAGGACTTTTGTGTTTTTTTCTTAATATAATTGGTGGTTATGGTTAAAAATATTTCGTATATTTGGTAAAATATTTTTATGGATAACGAGCCTCAAATAAAAAATTTATCGTCCAGCCAAGTAAAGAGAGTGGTTAGCATTTCAGAAAGAGATAGCGATAGAGCAAATAGAGTTCTTGACAGAATGAAAAAAAGAAAAGGAATTGAAGGAGATACAGAAATAGTAAAAGGAGTTGGAATAAAACGTCAGTTTACACCAAAAGAACAAGAAATAAGTTCTGGAACTGGTGGATTAAAAGGTGCAACCCCTTTGGCAAGTGGATCATCTGAATTTAAGCAAGTTGATTTAAAATCAGAATCAAAGCCATTAGCAAGTGGATCATCCGGTTTTAAACAAGTTGATTTAAAATCAAATCCAGCACCGTTATCAAGCGGTTCATCTAAATTTAAATATGTTGAATTAAAAAAACCTCAATTAAGTCAAGAAGAAATAGATAAGGTAAGTAACATTAAGAACCCTAATAGAGCTAAAAGAGTATTAGGTAGAATGAAAAAAGAAAAAGGAATTAGCACCACAAAAATAATATAAAATGCCACTAGAACAAATAAGCGCAGAAATGGATATTCAAAACCCGGCAAAAACAAAGAATAAGCAAAAGCCGAATAAACCATTGGCATCAATGAAAAAGAAGTATGTTAAGGGTGTTGAAGTAATGGACACAGAACTTAGAACAAATGTGCCTGTAGCTCAAGTTGAAAAAGAAAATGCAGAATTTGTAAAAGCAATGGTATATGCTAAAAGAAAACAAATGGAAGAGATTAATAAGAATAAATCAGAAACTCTTAAACCAAAGTTATTTGCTAAACCAACCATGAATGTTAAATCTGAAACAACAGATCGCACTTATAATGTTGTAAAACAAAAAAAGATTACTCCAATGTTGAAAAAAAGCATGATGAAACGTGGAATGTAATAGTTAAAGTAAAATACAGTACAAAAAAAATTCTCTAAGCTATCAATGATGGCTAGAAAAAAGTAGGTTAGTTGAGTTTATATTTCTTTCTTTGAATTGACCTCCCTTAAAAAAGGAGGTTTTTTTGTTGCTTTCACCAATGTGATGTATATTGCATCAAACCTCATCACATGAAAAAGAGAATAACAATTACGCTTTCAGAAGAAAGTTACACTAAACTACAACTCCTGGCTCAAAAGAAAAAATGGTCTTTAAGCAAAACGGTAGAGGATATTTTAGAAAAACAATTAGCCAAGTACAAATCAGAACCATTAGTTAATTACGCAGCCGGCATAGGTTATGAGAAAAGTAATTCTTAATATAACCCCCCAGACCCACGTAAGAGCAACTCAAGGCGATTCAATATTCTTTAGAATCCCAAGAGAAAAATTACGCCCAGCCGGCCTCAAAAGATTAATGAGATTAGAACGGTATAACAAATACAAATTAGATCTTGATTCAGAAGCTAAAAGAAAATCATTTACGATGCCTCCAATTGGAGCTTCAATAACATTTATAATCCCAGTCCCTCGCTCCTGGTCAAAGAAAAAAAAGAAGTTATATCATGGCCGATTCCACCAATCAAAACCAGACATTGACAATCTTCAGAAGGCTTTCTTAGATTCCCTAATGAAAGAAGATAAACAAATCGCACACCTAGAAGTACAAAAAAGGTGGGTTGACTTTGAATCAGGATGGATAGAAATTACATTAAAAGACTACGAACAAGTTCTTACTCTTCCTACCCCAAAGGAATAGGCCTCGCCCAAGACTCCGCGTTTATGAGTATTATATACGCACACCCTATTTAACATAATGTTTATTATAAGGTTTAGATATATTATTCATTCTAACAATCCCTAAATTATAATTAATTATAATTTAGGGATTGTTAGAATGAATAATATATCTAAACCTTATAATAAACATTATGTT